GGAATACCGACAGGAACAAAGTTTCCACAGATGGATAACCCATGGGCATCCTGATCAGCTTCCTCGAGCTGCTGCTCTACATCGCGATCATCATTTTTGTCGCCTATTGCATCGTGTGGCTGATCACGAGCTTCATGGGCTGGTCGATCGACGCCAATGTCTACAAGTTCGGCAAGATCATCGTCGGCTTGCTGTGCCTCATAGCGGTCGTGGTCTGGATCGCCAGCGTGCTAGGCTTGGGCGTCGGGTTCCCGCACTTCCTGGTCTACCGATAGGGCAGTTTGAAGATGCCAACCGTATTGACGGCGATCATTTCCGCCGGGGAGACGTTGTCCGGCGTGGTCGATCTTGCGGGCGCCACTGCCGTCGTCGGTGTCGTCATGCCGCCGGAGTGGACCTCGGCGACCGCCACGATACTCGGTTCCCCGGATGGTGTTTTCTTTTACGATCTGCACGACGGCGTCACCGGGCTCGAGCTTGGCTTCAATGTCAGAGCCGGGTCGTTGGTGATGCTCAACCCAAACCGGCTGCGCAGTTGCGTTGCGATCCAAATGCGCTCTGGCACGCGCGATAATCCTGTCGTGCAGGAAGGCACGCGACAATTCGGCGTTGTTGTCGAGGGCGACGTCGTTGCGCCGCCGGCCACGGGCACTTGCGCGCACGTCATCGAGGACAGCACCGACGACTTTCACGGGCTGGGGCAGGCGTTTCAATTCGCCGGTGCGAATGTGACGGTTCAGGCGTGGCTCAAGTCGAGCAATCGACAGGCTGGATTCGAAATCTACAACGCCGCCGGCGGCAGTCGTGTCTATTTTGATTTCAACAGCAACAACGCTTATTCCAATTATGTCTGGGGCGCCGGAGGGTTTGCGCCGTTCGATCTGGCTATTGAAGGCCCCGGGCCGAACGGCTGGTGGAAATGCACGGCTTCGGTCGTGATCCCGCAAGTCGATGGGCTGAATTTGTGGATCGGCCTGGACATTGCGGGCCAGCAGAAGTCGCAGGGCGAGGCATATCCCGGCGACGGCGTGAGCTTCATTCAGGTTTACCAACCCTCGCTGATGTTCGACGATGGCCAGAACGTCCTCGTCAGCCCGGAGAATTTGACCGATCCGAGCTGGGAGCCATCTGGCGCGACGGTGCAGAATTTCCCCGACGACATACTTCCGGCGTCGCCATGATGGACTGGCCAGCCGACCACGTCGAGCGCCGGTCGCTGGCCGAGCTGATCCCCAATGCTCGCAACGCGCGGACGCACTCGGAGGGGCAGATAGGGCAGATCGCCGCCTCGATCCGCGAGTGGGGCTGGACGATGCCGGTGCTGGTCGATGAAGCCGGGACGATCATTGCTGGTCACGGGAGAGTGCTCGCTGGCGCGAGGTTAGGCATCGGTGAGGTGCCGGTCATGGTCGCTCGCGGCTGGTCGGAAGCGCAGAAACGCGCCTATCTGATTGCGGACAATAAGCTCACCGAGAATGGCGGCTGGGACGACGCGATGTTGCGCATCGAGCTGAAGGACATCGCGGCCATGGGCTTCGATGCGATGCTGACGGGATTCAGCGCGCAAGAGATCGCGGGATTGTCGGCCGGCGATCCGGGTGCGCTGCCTCCTGGTGTCGACGATGTTCCCGACCCGCCCGCGCGAGTCATCACGCAACCGGGCGATCTATGGCAACTTGGACGCCATCGATTGATCTGCGGCGACTGCCGCGATCCTGGCGTGGTAGCGCGTCTGATCGACGGTCGCAGCATCAACATTGCGTTTACGTCGCCGCCCTACGCCGAGCAGCGCGACTATGATACGGCCTCGGGATTCAAGCTGATCGCGCCGGATGACTATGTCGAGTGGTTTGCGCCGGTCGCCGCCAACGTTGCCGCGCACCTCGCCGGAGACGGTTCGTGGTTCGTCAATATCAAGCCTGCTGCCGGTGGTCTCGACACGGAGCTTTATGTTTTCGACTTGGTGATGGCGCACGCGCGGCAATGGGGCTGGCACTTCGCCACCGAGGTTTGCTGGGAACGTGCCGGCGTGCCGAAAGCCGTGACGCAGCGCTTCAAGAACCAGTTCGAGCCGATCTATCAGTTTGCGCGCAACCGATGGAAAATGCGGCCCGACGCGGTGCGTCACGAAAGCGCCAACGTGCCGATGGCCGGCGGCCCCGGCCATGGCGGAAATGCGCTTAACTTCGGCGCGGTCAAGAAACGTCGGAACGGCATTTCGGCTTTGATGAGTGAAAATCAGGGCAAAAACGTCGGCTGCGGCGAGTACATCGGTCCTGGCCTCGCCTATCCAGGCAATCGCCTGCCGACGTTCACGGCCTCACACGATGCGACGGGGCATGCCGCGGCCTTCCCGGTTGGACTGCCGAAGTTCTTTTGCCTCGCCTACACCGACGCCGATGATCTGGTCTACGATCCGTTCGCCGGATCGGGATCGACGATCCTGGCGGCAGCACACAGCAAGCGCGATGGCGCCGGATGCGAACTATCGCCGAGCTACTGCGACATCACCGTGGCGCGCTTCCGCAACCAGTTTGCCGGCGATCCTATCACCCTGGCCGACGATGGGCGCAGCTATGACGAGATCGCGGCGGCGCGCCTAAAACTGAAGGAACCAGCATGACCCGTGGTCCGCGTCCGCTCCCGACGCATCTCAAGCTATTGCGGGGCAACACCGGCAAGCGGCCTCTGAACAAGGACGAGCCGCAGCCCGAGGCGTTCGATGATGTGCCCGACCCGCCGAGCTTCGTCACCGGATATGCGGCTGACGAGTGGTGGCAGACGGCGACCGAGCTGCACCGGCTCGGGTTGCTGACCAAGGTCGATGTGCCGGCGCTGGCCGCCTATTGCTTTTCGTTCGGTCAGTGGAAGATGGCGGCCGAGTCGTTGGAGCGCATGCAGAGCGGCGACCCGGTCATGAACGGCATGATCATCAAGAGCAAGTACGGCGACGCCATCGTCAACCCGCTGGTGTCGATAGTGAGAAAACACGCCGCCGACGTGGTGCGCTATGCGGCCGAGTTCGGCCTGACGCCTGCCGCGCGAAGCCGGATCTCGGCCGGCATCCACGGCGACAACTCGCAGGGCAAGTTTGCTGGACTCCTCGCCGGTTAGCCGCACGCCGAAAGGCAGGAAGCGTGCGAAGGCGGTGATACGGTTCATCGAACATCTGACGATTCCGAGTGGCACCGGCCAGGGCAAGCCGTTCAAGCTCGAACCGTTTCAGAAGGCATTTATCCGGGACATATACGAGCCGCATATCGGCACGCGGCGAGTGGTGCGGCGGGCGATTCTTTCGATGGCGCGCAAGAACGGCAAAGATATAAATCTGGACACGCCGATACCGACGCCGCACGGTTGGTCGACGATGGGCCAATTGCAGGAAGGCGATGAGGTCTTCGACGAGCACGGAAAAACCTGCCGTGTCACCTACAAGTCGCCGGTCTTTATCAACCATCGATGCTTTCGGCTGACGTTTGCTGACGGAACGTCGATCGTCGCCGGTGAGGATCATCAGTGGCTGACGACGCACAAATATCGGCCGTGGCAGCTATCCGGTCGCAACGACCGATGGCAACTGCGAGGCGGCCACAACAGGCGGCCACGCACTGACGTCGTCACAACATCGCAAATTGCCCAGAGTGTTCGTGTCGAGCGCACTGACGGTAAGGTCGAGCATAATCACAAGATCAGTATTGCCGGTGCTATTGAGTGTCCGGCTGCCGATCTGCCCATACCGCCTTATGTGCTGGGATATTGGCTCGGCAACGGCGATTCGCATGGTGCAGCAATTACGGTTGGCAAGCAGGATGAAGCGCGGATAGTCGAGGAAATCGAGCGCGAGCTTGCTTGGAAAATCCCAGCACGCAAGGTGGCTGCCGGACATGCACCTCGATATGGACTGACAAGCAATCGTCTCGACAGTGTTACGAGCAAGCTGCGTGTGTTGGGTGTGCTTAACGATAAGCACATCCCGGAAGCTTATCTCTGGGGTTCCCGCGAGCAGCGGCTCGCTTTGCTGCAAGGCTTGATGGACTCCGATGGCACGGCGAGCGGCGGCAACAGAAAGGCGCCGCGATGCTGCTTCGATGTGATGAATGAGCGACTGGCGCGCGGCGCGTTGCAATTGGTGCGCTCGCTTGGTTTCAAAGCCACCATTCGCGAAGATGTCGCCAAGATCAATGGGCGACCATATGGGCCGTGCTGGTCGGTTTCGTTCACTGCCTATCAAGATGATCAGGTTTTTCGTTTGCAGCGCCGAGGCGATTGCCTCCCGCCGCGCCGCAATGCTCGCAGCAGCAGCAACGCCATCGTGGCTTGCGAGGAAGTAGCTTCAGTACCGACGCAATGCATTCAGGTGGATTCGCCTTCGCATCTGTTCCTGGCCGGCGAAGGGTTTACGCCGACGCATAACACCGCGCTGATCGCCGCGATCGTGCTGGCGCACCTGATCGGGCCCGAGGCGACGGTGCACGGCGAGATATATTCCGCCGCCAACGATCGCGACCAGGCCTCGATCGTGTTCAAGTTCGCGAAGCAGATCGTCGACCTCGAGCCCGAGCTGGCGGCTGCGCTCGAGGTGGTCCCGTCCACCAAGACGATGATCGCGCGGCGCACCGGCTCGGTGTATCGCGCGATCAGCGCCGAGGCCGGAACGAAGCACGGCTACTTGCCGAGCGTGGTGATCTACGACGAGCTAGCGCAGGCCAAGAACCGGGATCTGTACGACGTGCTCGACACCAGTTTCGGCGCGCGCGAAGAGCCGCTGTTCATCGCCATCAGCACGCAATCGAACGACCCGGAGCACGTCCTGTCTAAGCTCGTCGACGACGGCTTGAGCGGTGTCGATCCGGCGATCGTCTGCCATCTCTACGCTGCGGATGAGGACTGCGACCTCGCGGACGAGGCGCAATGGCGCAAGGCGAACCCGGCGCTCGGCAAGTTTCGCGATTATGAGGATCTGGCGACCGCGATCCGCAAGGCGATCCGCATGCCGGCGGAAGAGCCGAAGGTTCGGAACCTGTTTCTGAACCAGCGGGTGGCGCCGATCGCGTCGCTGATCAGCCGCGCGGAGTGGATGGCATGCGCCGGCGATCCGATGATTGCGGACGGCGCAGTTGTGTATTTGGCGCTCGACCTTTCGAACACCGTCGACCTCACGGCGCTAATGATCGGTACGACTCACGATCCATGCCAGGTCGTGCCGCATTTCTGGAAGCCGGGCGATACGCTCACCGAGCACGCGCATCGCGACTTCGGCTCGGGCTCGCATCGATATCGCGAGTGGGCCGAAGCAGGGCATTTGCATATCAGTCCGGGCAAGACGATCGATCCCGCCGTCATCGCGCAATTAATTGCCGAGTTGACGCAGCGGTACACGGTCCTCGGCATGGCTTATGACCGCTGGCGCATCAACGATCTGCTGCGCGAGTTCGACCGCGTCGGCCTGCAGGCTCACGAGGACGGCGACAAGGGCGGCGACGGCTTGCGGCTGATCCCGTGGGGCCAGGGCTTCAAGGACATGGGACCGGCGATCGACGCGCTCGAGATCGGCGTGATGGAGCGCAAGATCGTCCACCCGGGCAATCCCATTCTGAATTGGAACATGGCGAATGCAGTCACGGTGCTCGATCCGGCCGGCAACCGGAAGCTCGACAAGGACAAGAGCCGGTTTCGCATCGACGGCGCGGTGGCACTCGCGATGCTCATGGGCTTGCGCTCACGCGATCGGCAGGTGAAGCCGATCGATATCACGGCGCTGATCGGTTGAGGGGAAGGCGCCATGGCCGTACTTGCAAAGCCTCCGACGATCGACGTTCTCAACGGCCCGGTCATTGATGCCGGTCAAGCCTATTCGGCGGTGTTGTCGCTAGAGGGCAGCTATGTCGTCGGCCTGATAACGCCAGACGACTGGACGCCCGCCGTCGCGACGGTCCAGGTGTCTACGGAGGGCGACAATTATTACGATCTGTTCGACGGCAAAGGTGTCGAATTCATCTTCAACGTCGTGCCGGGCACGATGATCAATGTCGATCCCAATCTCTTGATGATGGCGGCCCACATCAGATTGCGTTCAGGTCGACGCAATGCAGAGGTGCCGCAGGAAAGCGTTCGGCGTTTCTACCTCGTCACCAAGCAAACCATATCGGCGATAGCGGGATGATGCCAGGCAAGCAGTCCTGGCATCACTTCTACACCGGCCGTTATTGGCAGCGCCGGCGGCGGCTGCAGCTACGAGAGCACCCGCTTTGTAAATTCTGCGCTGATCGCGGGGCGGTCGTCCGCGCGAGCGTAGTCGATCACCTCAAGCCGCACCGCGGCGACTGGAATCTGTTCGTGCTCGGCGAACTGCAATCGCTCTGCGCGGACTGTCACGACAAGCACAAGCGATACATCGAAATCCGCGGCCACAGCATCGAGGTCGGCGACGACGGATGGCCGCTCGACCCGAACCATCCGGCGAACCGCAAAACCTGGAGGACATCATGAAGCGACTTTTGACGACGGCTGCATCGATCCTTGTGCTGGCGGCGCCCGCGTGCGCCGACGTGATCGATGTGTTTGCCACCGTAGACGGCGGCGCTCCCGCCCACACGAGCAGCGCCACGGGACAGTTGATCATCAGCGCCGTCGCGCTCGGCCCGTTCAGCCTCAACAGCGTGGTCATCAACTCGGAGGCCACGCTGCCGGCGCCGGGCATTCTCAACACCAACACCCTGAACCTCAACCAGACCGTCGGCGGCAACCATACCCTGGTTCTGGATATCGTCGCTTCGGGGCTCGCGGGCCCCGGCGCTCTGCGCAACCTGCTGTCGTCGTTCAGCGTCAGCGGGCTCACGGCCGGCTGGGACGCCCGCGAGCAGACCTTCGTCAACGGCGCGTTGCTCGCCGATACCGGCGTGTTCACCAACCCATCGGATTCGGCATTTTCGATCAATCCTGCGTTTCTCGCCGGCACCTACTCGGCCGAGGTCAAGTACACCATCGACGGCGTCGGCATCGGCGGCTTCAACGGCGGCGTCGATATGTCTCTCGCCGCGGTGCCCGGACCCGTGGTCGGCGCCGGGCTTCCCGGCCTCGCGATCGGCTTGGCTCTGCTCGGGCTCGGGATCAGGCGGCGGGTTCAACTCACATAACGCGAACACGGGAGGAAACCACATGCCGCTCACAATCGTGGACGGGCCGACCATCAAGGCCGGCGAGTCGCTTTCCGACGGCGCCGACTGCTCGGGTGGCACCATCGTGCGGATCACGGTGCCGCAGGAGTTCACGCCGGCGAATCTCACATTCCAGGTTTCGAGCGACGGCAACTTTTACAACGACCTCTTCGCGGCGGACGGCACCGAGGTCACGATCACGGCGAGGCCGAGCACCGGCATCGTGGTTTCCGAGCGATGGACGAAGTCGATCGCCTTCGTGAAATTCCGCTCGGGATCGCGCACTCATCCGGTCGCGCAGCGCGAGGACTGCAAATTCGCGGTGGCGGTCGAACCGACGACCTGAAGCCTCCCGGATAAATCCGAAACCATCGAACTGCCGAACCTGCATCTCGCGGGAAGGAAGAGCCATGCGAAAGCTCACGCGCCAAGACCTCGAACCCGGGGACGACGAGTCCGAGCAAGATTTCATGGATCGCTGCACCGGCGAGATCGGCGACGAGGAGGTGTGCCAGTTCATTTGGGACAACTGCGCCGCGGGCGATATCCGCTACCGGACGCATGACGGCAAGGCCGGCGGTCTCGAATTCGTCCTGTCCGACGAAACGCCGGATCGCATGTCAGACGTCATCATGTCCGACGGCTGGGACTTGACCAACTTCAAGCGCAACCCGATTGCGCTGTTTGGGCACCGCAGCGACTTTCCGATCGGCAAGTGGCGAGGTCTGCGCGTCGAGAACAAGCAGCTCCGCGGCTTCCTCGACCTCGCGCCGGCAGGAACCTCCGAGCGCATCGACGAGATACGCAAGCTCATCGAGGCCGACATTCTGCAGGCCACCAGCGTCGGCTTTCGTCCGATCGAGAGCAAGCCGCGGCCAGAGACCGACTGGGGACTTTTCTACACCAAGGCCGAGCTGGTCGAGACCAGCGTCGTCGCGGTGCCGGCGAATCCGAACGCGCTCGCCGTCGCGAAGTCCCTCAACATTTCATCCGCAACGCTCGACTTTGTCTTTGCCGGGAAAGGCAGACGAGACAGAGCCGTGCGTCGCGGATTTCACGGCGGGCAAGCCGAAAGCAAACCGACAATACGAAAGGGCACGACAATGACGTCGTTTGCTCAACGGATCACTGCTTGCGAGCAGCGCCTCAATGCGCTTCGCGATCAGCTTCAGGACCATTACGACAAACTCGACGACAGCAACGTCAGTGACACGCAACTCGGGATCTCCGACGAGATCAATCAGAAGATCAGGCAGGAAGAGCGCGCGCTCGCCTCGCTGCGGGAGTCCGAGCGCAATCTCGGCGCCGAGTCCGATGCCGGCGGGAGATCACTCGTCGTTCATCAGACGAGTGTTCCTGCGGCGCCAAAAGACAAGGCCACGCCACGGCCTTTCAGCTTCGAGAAAAAGAAGCTCGACCCGATCGACCTCCTCGTACATTGCGGCGTTGCCCAGCTTTTCGCTCATCGTCAGCGCAAGCCGGTCGACATGATGATGCGGGAAATCTACGGCGACGACGATCTGCACAAGACGGCGCTCGCCTGGCATATGCGCGCCGCCAGCGCGGTCGCGCAGACTACCGTCACCGGATGGGCCGCAGAACTCGCGCAGCAGACCTATACGGCGTTCATGGACGCGCTCTATCCGTCGTCGATCTTTCCGCGATTGTCGACGCTCGGCTTGTCGCTGAGCTTCGGGCCCTACGGCAAGATCATCATCCCGACGCGGGCGACCACGCCGACCATCGCCGGGTCGTTCGTCGGAGAAGGACTTCCGATCCCGGTTCGTCAAGGTTTGTTCACCTCACAAACCCTGACGCCAAAAAAGATGGCCGTCATCACGACCTTCACCCAGGAACTCGAGGACCATAGCCAACCGGCGATCGAGGGGCTGCTGCGCGACGCCGTGCAAATGGACACGGCAATCGCGCTCGATAGCGTGCTGATCGATGCCAACCCGGCGACGACGGTTCGCCCGGCCGGCATTCTCAACGGCGTTTCCGGGCTGACGCCGACGGCCGGCGGCGGCTTCACGGCGTTGACCGGCGATATCAAGCAACTCACCGGCGCGCTGCTCACCGGCACCAAGGGCAACGTGCGCAACCCGGCGTGGCTGATGAATCCGCAACAGGTCAACAGCATCGGCCTGACTGCGGCGCCGGGCGCAGGCGTTTTCCCGTTCCGCGACGAGATCAGCCAAAAGCGATTGAGCGGATGGCCGGTGATCGATTCCGGTACGGTGCCGCTTGGTACGGTGATCGTGGTCGACGCCGCCGACTTCGTGTCGGTCGGTGGCGAAGCGCCGCGGTTCGAGATTAGCGACCAGGCGACGCTGCATATGGAGGACACGACGCCGCTGGATATCGGCACGCCGGGCAGTCCGGCGACCGTCGCTGCCCCGGTGAAATCGATGTTCCAGACGAATAGCTACGCCTTGCGGCTCCTGCTTCCCATCAATTGGACCGTCAGGCGCACTGGTGTCGTCGCGTGGGCGGCCGGGGTGACCTGGTAAGCGGGGGCGTTTCAAAACCCACAAAATGGAGAAAGTTAAATGGCCAACGATAATATCAAGTCGCGTCTCGCCGAGGAGCGAGCCGCACGAGAGAAAAGCCAGGCCGAGCATCGCGAGGTGACGGCCAAGATCAAGCCGACGCCGACTCAGGAGGAAAACGACCTCGCCGCGT